GGGCGAGCACCCGTGCTGGTGAGGTCGCGGGCCAACGAGTTGCCCGTCTGGGGCGCGGGTGCGGCGAGGCCCTCGGGCCGGTGTCTCGAAGCCGGTGAGTGCCGCAGCTGAGAGGGCGACCGAGTACGAGTCGGGACCGGCGAGCGGCCGCAACCGGAATGTCCTGCCGGGTCGCTGGGAGGCCCCCACCCCGTAGCTGCATCCGCCCGTGGGAGCGGAGCCGGTCAAGGGCGAGCGCTCGCGCTCGGGTCGCGTGCGACCTGCGCAGCACCCTTGACGGGCGTGAGCGACGAGGGATGATGCCGCGAAGGGGTGGGTGCCGAACGTGACCCGCCTTCGAGGGTCTACCGTCCGCGCAGCAGAGTCGGCTAGGGTGTGCCCAGCCGGAGCCTCGACACCCCGGCTGGACGGGAATCCATCATGCCAGACCTCAGCCTCTTCGACCTTCCCCCGCAGCGCCCAGCGCCCGCGTGGGAGGTCGGCAACCCCGTGACGGTGTTCGGTGGGTCCGGCATCGGACAGTCCGGCGTCGTGGCGCACGTGGACGATGACGGGCCATTCCCGGTCTACGTGGTCAACGTGCACACCGCCAAGGGGACGGTGCAGCTGCGCTGCTCGGCGCTCGCGCTGCGCTCTTGATACTTACCTGCATATCTGCATCATCGTGGGCCGCGTAACGATCTTGCCGGGGGGGTCCTCGGTGGCGTTCCCGAGTGGGGTTGCGCCGAAGGGTGGCCCTCGTGGTGAGGTCAAGGGTTGGACGCCGGATGCCGCGCGGCGGATGGTGCGCTTCCTGTGGTCGGTGCGCAGTGAGGATCTCGACGGGGAGGGCTTCGCCGTCACGTTGACGATGGGAGGGACGCCCGATACGGCGCAGGAGTGGGCGGCGGCGCGGCGGCAGATGTTGCAATGGCTGGGTCGAGCCGGGGCGGTGCGGTGGCACTGGCTGACCGAGTGGACGCGGAGCGGGCGGCCGCATATGCATCTGTGCGTCTACGGCGTGAGCCGGGATCGTGACCGGGATGTGGCCTTAGCATGGATTCGGCTATCGCGCAAGCGCGGCTGGCCTGCCGAGTGGCGGGCTCAGACAGTGGAGCCGATTTACGACGCCGAAGGCTGGCTCAAGTATGTGGCCAAGCACTCGGCGCGCGGGGTGGATCACTACCAGCGCACGGCGCCGCCGCCCGGGTGGGAGAAGACCGGCAGGCTGTGGGGGCGGGGTGGCGACTGGCCGATAGCTGACCCGCTGATCGCGGGATTGAGTAGCGCGCAGACGTGGGCATATCGCGCCGCGCTTGTCAGCTGGCAGTCGGCTCGCATGCGCGCGGAGGGCGTGCCGGAAGAAGTCGTCGCGCGCTACGAATCGCGTGACGACCACCAGCTGAGAGGGGCGTCAGGGTGGATACCCGAGGACGCTTCTGTCATGCTGCTGCTGAATGCAACCGAGAGCCCCGACTACGGGCCAAACGATGGGAGAAGCGAATGAGTGTCGCAACGCGAGTTCTGGTGCAGGGAAACGTCGTCCAGCGGTCAGAGCGCAAGGGCGTGAGCAAGCAGACGGGGGAGGTGTGGGAGCGTGTCGACGTGCTGATCTTCGGCCCTAACTGCGTCGCGGAGGTGGGCTTCCGTGGCGAGGCCGTTAAGCAGGCCCCGGCCCTCAACGCGGGCGTGCTGATGAAGTGCCAGGTGGGGGTCTACCGGGACGACGACACCCTTGACTTTGAGGGCTACGTCGAGCCCGCGGCGGCGAAGGCATGACCGCGGCGGGGCGTGCCAGGCGGCAGGCGGTCGCGCGCCCCGCCGACGCGCGCATCGACTGGGTGCACGCCGAGGCGGTGGGCCGCTGGTACGGCATCATGCAGGACGGTTCGGTGTACGTCGTCCGCCGAGCTGCCGCCGACGGGCACCTCTTGGTTAGCCGCGCGCGGGTGGCCCGCATACCGTCCCGGGAGTGGCAGGTGCTCAGCTGGGACGCTGCGATGCGGTGGCTCCAAGATGACCACTACCAGTCCGGCAAAGACGGGCACTTGGAGACCGTCGATGAGCGCGCTTGAGCACTATGCCACGCTTATCGAGTTCGCGGCCGCGCTGGCCGGGTGGGTGGCCGGGATGGTCACGATTATCGCGTTCTCGGTCGCACGATGATGCGGCGACACCGGGGGCTGTGGGTGGCGCTGGGGATCCTGGCGGCGATCGCCCTGGTGATGAGGATCATCAACTACGTTCACGGCTGGATAACGCCATGAGCGTGCTCCTGCTTCTCCCGGCGCTCATCACGATCGTCGGGTTCGTCGTGTTCTTCGTGACGCTGTGGAGGCTCACCCATGACGGGTGATCAGTTCGCGGCGATCGCGCCCTACCTGGCCGGGTGGGTGACGGTCCACGCGCTGTTGCTGTGCGTGATCGTCGCTCGGCGCGTGATCGAGCAGGTGACCGGAACGTGACTTCGGGAGAGCTTGACGTTTTGAACGCGATCATGGTTGCGTTCACCGTGGGCTACGGGCTGGCGCTTGGCTTCGGAGTCCTCATCTTCATCATTAGCAAGCGCAAACCGAACTGACGGGAGTCGAAAATGCTGTTCCACGTTCTGTCCCTGGTGGGCGTCCTGCCCGCGCTTCCCGGCGATCCGCCCGACTGGGCGACCCTGTTCGCCGGGGTCGGCACCGGCATCAACGACACGATCACGGCGGTCCTCCCGATCGCCATCCCCGTGCTGGTGGTGCTGGCGTCGATCTCGATCGCGCTGGCGGTCTTCCGCAAGGTGGGCGTCAAGCGGTAGCGTCTGCCGTGAACGACGAGGGCCCTCCGGCGATCGCCGGAGGGCCCTCGTTGTCATGGACGACGGGAATCGAATGATGACGAACCACACGGTAAGACGGCGCGCTGGGAAGGCGCTGAAAATGGTCGCGTTCGTAGCGGCACTCGGACTGCTGATCGTCCTGGCCGACGAACTGACCGCAGTCGCCTCGACTCCAGGCGGCTACACCCGACCGGCGCCCCCAGCGCCCAGCGGGTACACGTGGGGACTGCCGATCGGGCAGTTCCCCGTGATGAGCGGCACGCCGACTCTGGCGTCGATGACGTCGGCGGGACTGTTCCCCGCGCGCGGCGGATGGACCGGGCTGCCCCTGGGGAACTACGTCGTGTCGGGAGGCACGACCTCAACGTCGGCACCGCAGACCTGGAAGCTGAGCGAGCCGTACTTCTACACCGGCAAGGGGCTGGGGTTCTCGATGGTCGGCTTCCAGAACGCCCTCGCGTCGGGCTGGTCAGCCTCAACCGACGGTATGTCGCCGGTGATGAGCACCGGGAGCACGGCCACGACGTTCATCCGGTGTTCCACGACTGAGTGGACGGCGAACGCGTCCGTCAACAAGCAGACGTTCAGCCATAGCGGCACGGGCACGTCCGGCGGGGTCAGTGCGGCTGGCGACCTGTACGCGGAGGGCAGTGGCGGCCCCACCCCGACGGCCTCCGATATGCGAGCGATAACCGGCCTGTGCCCGTACGTCATCGGGTTCCAGATCCAGCTGTCGTACTTCACCTGGTCAACGGTCACGGGCGCGTCGGTGGCACATACCGACACCGCGTACTGGTCGGCAGAGAGCTACTACAGCGGCGGGCTCTCGTACTCGTCGGTTGCACCGCTGACGGCGGCCTGCCGAACCGAGCAAGGGCTGGCACCCTCGCCGGACTGCCCGTTTCAGGTGGGTGGCGTCGGCGTCGATGGTACGGACTTCGCGTCTGTCTGCGGGAGTCCGCCCGCAGCTGCCTGGCTCGACTTCTCGTGGCTGCCCGCTGTCATCGGGTATTACTCGCGATGCTTGTTCGTGCCGGTGAACGGCTACGACCCGGGCGGCCTGATCCAGCAGGCCGTGAACAGCTCCCCGATCGGCACGACGATCAGTGCGATCGAACCGGCTGTGTACGCCGTCACGGCTGCACCCGGCGCCTGCGGCACTCTGATCGACGGCACGGCGGGAGTCCTCGGGCATATCTCCATCAACACGTGCAGCTGGACGTGGGCGAGCACGCTGCAGCAGGTCCTCGGCTGGGGCGTCTACATCATGGGCGGCTGGATGGTGATCGAGTTCATCCTCACCGCGTTCTCGGATATGTTCGGCGTTCGGTCGGCGATCGGCATGGTGAACGCCGCAGAGCGCAACGTCGGGACCGACTGATGATCACGCAGAACTTCCTCAACTTCTTGCGAGACTTCGCGCTCAACTGGATCGCCGGACTCCCGGCGCTGCCCCCCGAGTGGTCGAGCGCCCTCACGTCGATCAACACGGCGTCGAGCTCGGTGAGCACCACGATTCAGCACCTCGGGATCTTGCTCCCGATGACCGAGCTTCGGTTCGTGATCGGCTTCCTGCCCGCAATGTTCGGGCTCTACCTGGTGACGCAGGCGATCCGTATCGTGACTAAGCCGTTCACGAAGTGAGTACAGACGTTCGAGAGGGATCAGCTGAGCTCGCCGGCGCCGGCGACGTCGGCGCTGTGTGGAACCTCCAACCGACGTCGCTGCTGGCAGTCGCGGAACCTCCAAAACGGCGCACACGTGTTCGAAAGCTCGGCTTCGATATAGCCGAGGGAGTACCGGTCACCGGCTTCACCGGTGTGAACGGCGCGGGTAAGACCACGCTGGCGATCGAGTCGGCGATTGCCGACATGAAGCGCGGCCGTGAGGTGTACTCGACGGTGGCGATCGCTAGCCCCTACGGTGATTCGCACCCGGTGTTGTCTCTGCGTCAGCTGGTGGAGCTTCGAGGCGTCACGGTGCTGCTGGATGACATCGCGGTGATCTTCTCGTCGAATCACGGCGGCGCGTTGCCGGGGGAGGTCGTGGTGTTCCTGCAGACGCTCCGGCACCGGGATATCAAGCTGTTGTGGACGGCGCCTGCGTGGATGCGGGCGCACAATCTCGTGAGGTCGGTCACGCAGGGGCTGGTGAACGTTGTGCCGCTGGTGCGGCATCGAGTTGCGGGCACCCCGTGGCCGTCCCCGTACTTCATTGCGGCGGGCCTGCTCGACACGGGATCGGGGAAGGAGGACTCGACCCCGACGCGGGTTCTGCGGCGTCGGCTCTATCGCCCGTCCCGGCTGCTGGCGTGGGGGTGCTATGACACCAAGGCGGATACGCCGCTGCTTGGGCATGCTGCCCACTCGGGCCGGTGCGTGGACTGTGGGGGAGCCGTCACGGTCCCGAAGCACAGCCAGGAACGGCACGCGCAGCTGGGCCTGCCGTGGTACGCGGACGACCTCACAGCGAAGGCGATCGACGCGCGCAGAGACACCGGCCCGAGGGCCGGTGTCGCCTTCCGCGACTCAGACGGGCAACTCGTTGGCCCATCGGACGAAGCGGCGCGGGTGCTCGACTGAGGCGATCGCGTACAGGCCTTCGAGACGTTCGAGCAGATCGTCAGCGCGATCGCGCTCAGCGTCGCCGTGCGTCATCCCGTCGAACCGGTCAAGCTCCGCGAAGATCGGCGCGACCAGAACGAGGAAGCCGTCAAAGCCAGACCACGCGAACGTGGGCTCGGGCGCTACGTGGCGGGCGGTGGTCAGCATGGGGTGTCCTTTCGTGGGGTCGGGACTCGTTCCCGACGGTGGAGCGGGCGTGCGCCAGCACGGCCCGTGCAAGCCGAATCTGCGACGACGCGGCGAGGCACCGCACGGCATGACGCGCGCTCGGGTCTCCTCTCAAGAGGGGGGCCGAGGGTGCGCCATGACGGGCGAGCCTCGGGCGCGGCTAGCAGATTCTGCTTGCGGGGGATGGGGTGGTGTGCGATCGTGCCGACGGCGGGGACGCGGCTCGACCACGCGGGAGGGCTCCCCATGGTGGGCGGCGATCGACTCGTAGCGCCCGAACACGCGGGCGTGGGGTCGGGCGTGACGGCTTCCTCGAGCTGGGGGTGACGATCTTCGCGGAGCTTGGCCGAGGGCGGCGGGTGCCACGGCGACGCTGAGCGCGAATCGCGGGGGCGGATGCCGGGCGGCTCGAAGGACTGGGCGTGGCGTATCGGGCGAGCACCCGTGCTGGTGAGGTCGCGGGCCAACGAGTTGCCCGTCTGGGGCGCGGGTGCGGCGAGGCCCTCGGGCCGGTGTCTCGAAGCCGGTGAGTGCCGCAGCTGAGAGGGCGACCGAGTAC